TTATCGCGAGTTTTTAGTACAGATTTTTTTTGATTTACTAATAGTTCCATCATTGCAAACGAACTTTCCATCGGAGGTACAGTGAGAGACACCTCCTTTTTTCCCAGAACAAGGATAATTTTTAGCATAGGTAGTTAGTGGGTTTAATAACAAAGAGCATGATAAAACCACAAAAAATACCTTACCAAGCATAGTTTCCTCCCGGTATTACCTAACGTACTTAATTGTTAAACTTATAATTTTTCCAATTATTTTAACATCTTCTATCTTGCACTCGAAGGCTCTGTTTCCACCTTCAACGAAGATTCTTCCACCGGGTAAACGAGTAATGTCGCGGATTGTTATTTCGCCATCAATACTTATTACCCATTTACCATCACGTATATCATCAAATTCTTTATCACAAATAAATTCAGAATTGTTATCTGTGATGACAAAAGGTTTTTTAAACGTAGAGGGTAGAAATCCCTTATCAAAAATATAAAAACCGTCTTCACGCAAGGCACCATCAGATAATACATATTTAGCAACTTCCATAGTATTTGTATTACCTGAAGTTTGCTTTGAACCATGCCCGGTTGTGAGCCAATTAAGCGAGGTGCCTGTTTCAAGGGCGCACTGGATTACCCATTCTGCTGGGAATGAGTCACGCATGTAGCGTGTGGCGAGTGTACTTTTAGAGATTCCTAAATGATCGCACAACGCCTGTCGAGTCTTGAATCCATAAGCTTCTACCATGCGCTCTATAGCGCCTCGTCCGCCTTTCTCCAAATTCATGGTCACTCCAAGTGAACTTTTATCTTGACGATTTCACTGTGCGATCGTATGTTTATGGTGTTCACAAAATACAAACGATCCGTATTCGTCCTGATTAATCATCATTAAACGAGGAATGTTGCATCATGAGACCTAACATTTCAATCACTCTTACCACGCCTCATGTGACTATTGAACGCTATAGCGAGCTGACAGGGCTATCCATCGATACCATCAATGACATGTTGGCTGATGGACGCCTTATCCGTCACCGTCTGCGCAAAGATAAAAAACGCGAAAAAGTGATGATCAACATAGCAGCAATGACCGTTGATGCGCTTTCAGAATGCAATCTAAACCTTAATTAGTTCGATTCTGAGATACATCAGAGGCATTGACCATGTTTGATTACCAAGTTTCCAAACATCCACATTTTGATGAAGCCTGTCGTGCATTCGCATTGCGCCACAACCTGGTGCAACTGGCAGAACGTGCTGGCATGAATGTGCAGATTCTGCGGAACAAGCTGAACCCAGCTCAACCTCATTTATTAACCGCACCAGAAATCTGGCTGCTTACCGATCTGACTGAAGATTCAACGCTGGTAGATGGTTTTCTGGCTCAGATTCACTGCCTGCCATGCGTACCGATTAATGAGGTGGCAAAAGAGAAACTGCCACATTACGTCATGAGTGCAACCGCAGAGATCGGGCGTGTTGCTGCAGGTGCGGTATCTGGCGATGTAAAAACCAGTGCAGGTCGTCGTGATGCTATCAGCAGCATTAACTCTGTAACACGACTGATGGCGTTGGCTGCTGTTTCATTGCAGGCCCGTTTACAGGCTAACCCTGCGATGGCGAGTGCAGTTGATACCGTGACTGGCCTCGGTGCTTCATTCGGTTTGCTGTGAGGTGCTTATGCTGACGAAAGAACCATCATTTGCATCGCTGCTGGTAAAGCAAAGTCCGGCAATGCACTACGGTCACGGCTGGATCATGGGTGAGAATGGAAAACGCTGGCATCCATGTCATTCACAAGATGAATTGCTGTCTGAATTGACCACGAGGAAACGGAGAAAGTCAAAATGTATGCAGCGGAAAGTGAAGTGGTTTATCAGTTTCGTTACAGAGGGGAGAGTTATTCAGTACCTGAAGATGATTTGCTCTGTTGTTATCCGTCGTTGTCGGGCGATGGCAGTTACTTTTTCACGCTAAAGGATGGGACGTTTTTACGGGGAGAGCAGGTTAAAGAGACGATACGAAAAAATGTATCTCCTCTTGAACGTTACCGTAAGAACAAAGAACGATAGTTGCGTTTTGGGGATATGAATTATGGCAATTAATGGCGCTGCGGCGACTGTTCCATTAAGCCCCGGTGAACGCCTGAATGGACTTAATCACATTGCGGAGTTAAGGGCGAAAGTTTTTGGTCTGAATATTGAGTCAGAGCTTGAGCGGTTTATTAAAGATATGCGTGATCCACGCGATATTAATAGCGAACAAAATAAACGGGCACTGGCTGCCATATTCTTTATGGCAAAAATTCCAGCTGAACGTCATAGCATCAGCATTAATGAGCTGACCACTGACGAAAAGCGGGAGTTGATTAAAGCAATGAATCATTTTCGTGCAGTAGTGAGCTTATTTCCCAAACGGCTAACCATGCCGAATTAACCAACTAATGAAATTAATGGCGTAAACCCGCCGGGCATCCCTTTATCTAAATTCAGGAGAATTGATTATGCGTAATATTGAAACCCTCTCGACCAAAACCGGACCGGATGACGCAGGGCTTAATATTTTACTGACAGAGGCTCGTCTGGAAGAACGCCGGGCAAGGGCTGAAGCAATGGCAGCTCGCCTTGATAGCCTGGCGTGTCATATCACATCCCGCCAGCTAACCCACGTCGAAGCGGCAGAACTGCTTCGTGTGACTGCTGAAGCAATCCAGAACGAAGCGCAGGAGATCCACTAATGGCTGATGCAATGGATCTCGTACAGCAGCGCGTTGAAGAAGAACGCCATATCCGTGCTGCCCGTGCCAAAACGCCGGGCGTGTCCCGCGTGCTTTGCATTGAGTGTGAAGCGCCAATTCCGCCAGCACGCCGCCGTGCCATTCCGGGTGTGCAGCTTTGCATTACCTGTCAGGAAATCGCAGAGCTGAAAGGCAAACATTACAACGGAGGTGCTGTATGAGCACCATCCTGAAATGGGCGGGAAATAAAACTGCCATAATGTCCGAACTGAAAAAACATCTTCCTGCTGGCCCGCGACTGGTTGAACCTTTCGCGGGTTCCTGTGCTGTGATGATGGAGACGGATTATCCCAGCTATCTGGTTGCGGATATTAATCCTGATTTAATCAACCTCTATAAAAAGGTTGCCGCTGATTGTGAATCGTTTATATCTCGCGCCAGAGTTTTATTTGAGATCGCAAACAGGGAGGTGGCTTATTACAACATAAGGCAGGAGTTTAATTACTCAACTGAAATTACTGATTTCATGAAAGCGGTATATTTCCTGTATCTCAATCGTCACGGTTACCGTGGTTTATGTCGCTATAACAAGAGCGGGCATTTCAACATTCCCTACGGTAATTATAAAAATCCGTATTTCCCTGAAAAAGAAATTCGCGCATTTGCAGAAAAGGCCCAGCGAGCAACGTTTATCTGCGCCAGCTTTGATGAAACGCTGGCGATGTTGAAGGCGGGGGATGTGGTGTATTGCGATCCGCCGTATGACGGTACGTTTTCCGGCTATCACACTGACGGCTTCACTGAAGATGACCAGTATCACCTGGCATCTGTTCTTGAACATCGGTCATCAGAAGGACATCCGGTCATTGTTTCTAACAGTGACACATCCCTGATCCGTTCGCTGTATCGCAATTTTACTCACCACTACATCAAGGCAAAACGCAGCATCGGTGTGGCAGCTGGCGAGGGTAAATCAGCAACAGAAATTATTGCTGTTTCCGGGCCGCGCTGCTGGGTGGGATTTGATTATTCGCGTGGCGTGGATAGTTCTGCCGTGTACGGAGTACGTGCATGAGTCATGCCGATATGAACAACTGCTGCGGCTTTAACGAAGCTGCCGCATCGTTCTCATGGAACAGCCCGAAAAAGGCCATTAACCCTTATCTGGACCCGGCGGAAGTTGCGCCGGTTTCTGCGCTTTCAAACCTGATCACTCTGTACGCTACTGATAACGAGCAGGAACAACTGCGCCGCGAGGCACTGAGTGATCAGGTCTGGGAGCGTTATTTCTTTAATGAATCCCGTGATCCTGTCCAACGCGAAATGGAGCAGGATAAGCTCATTAGCCGGGCAAAGATGGCGCATGAGCAGCAGCGTTTTAATCCAGACATGGTCATTCTGACTGACGTCAACGCCCAGCCTTCCCATATCAGCAAGCCGCTGATGCAACGTATTGAATATTTCAGCAGCCTGGGCAGGCCAAAGGCTTATTCCCGCTATTTGCGTGAGACGATTAAGCCATGTCTGGAACGACTGGAGCATGTACGCGACAGCCAGCTATCTGCATCTTTTCGTTTTATGGCAAGCCATGAAGGGCTGGACGGTCTGCTGATCCTGCCTGAAATGAGTCAGGATCAGGTGAAACGCCTGTCTACCCTTGTCGCTGCGCATATGAGCATGTGTCTTGATGCCGCTTGTGGTGATTTGTACGCCTCCGATGATGTTAAGCCAGAAGAAATCCGCAAGACATGGGAAAAGGTGGCTGCAGAAACCCTGCGACTGGATGTCATACCGCCTGCGTTTGAGCAACTCCGCCGGAAAAGAAACCGCCGCAAACCTGTGCCTTATGAACTCATTCCGGGTTCGCTGGCGCGTATGCTGTGCGCCGACTGGTGGTATCGGAAATTATGGAAGATGCGTTGCGAATGGCGGGAAGAGCAGTTGCGTGCTGTCTGCCTGGTCAGCAAAAAAGCATCTCCCTATGTCAGCTATGAAGCCGTGATGCATAAACGTGAGCAGCGCCGTAAGTCGCTGGAGTTTTTCCGTTCTCATGAACTGGTGAACGAAGACGGCGACACGCTGAACATGGAGGATGTGGTAAACGCCAGCAGCAGCAACCCGGCGCATCGCCGCAACGAGATGATGGCCTGTGTTAAAGGCCTGGAGCTTATCGCGGAAATGCGTGGTGACTGCGCCGTTTTCTACACCATCACCTGTCCGTCACGTTTCCATTCCACGCTAAATAACGGCAGGCCAAACCCGACCTGGACCAACGCGACAGTAAGACAAAGCAGCGATTATCTGGTCGGCATGTTTGCTGCATTTCGTAAGGCTATGCACAAAGCCGGGTTGCGCTGGTATGGCGTGCGGGTGGCTGAGCCGCATCATGACGGCACAGTTCACTGGCACCTGTTGTGTTTCATGCGCAAAAAAGACCGCCGCGCCATTACTGCATTGTTGCGTAAGTTTGCCATCCGTGAAGACCGCGAGGAGCTGGGCAATAACACGGGGCCACGCTTTAAGTCTGAGCTGATAAACCCGCGCAAAGGAACGCCGACAAGCTACATTGCGAAATATATCAGTAAGAATATTGACGGGCGTGGTCTGGCTGGCGAGATCAGTAAGGAAACGGGTAAATCCCTGCGTGATAACGCTGAATACGTTAATGCCTGGGCGTCTCTGCATCGTGTTCAGCAATTCCGCTTCTTTGGCATTCCGGGGCGTCAGGCTTACCGTGAACTGCGATTGCTGGCTGGTCAGGCGGCAAGGCAACAGGGTGACAAAAAAGCAGGTGCGCCGGTACTGGATAACCCGCGCCTTGATGCCATCCTGGCTGCTGCTGATGCTGGTTGTTTTGCCTCCTACATCATGAAGCAGGGCGGCGTACTGGTTCCCCGCAAATATCACCTCATCAGAACCGCTTATGAAATCAACGAAGAGCCGACCGCCTATGGCGATCACGGTATTCGTATTTATGGCATCTGGTCACCCATTGCAGAGGGCAAGATCTGCACTCATGCAGTGAAGTGGAAAATGGTTCGTAAGGCCGTTGACGTTCAGGAGGCGGCAGCCGACCAGGGCGCTTGCGCCCCTTGGACTCGTGGCAATAACTGTCCCCTTGTTGAAATTTTGAACCAATCAGGGGGCGAATCACCCGAACCCAAAGAGCCGGAGGCGCTGCCGGATCTCCATAATCTGAGCGCGAGGGAACGGCGGGAGCTGACGGCCCGGCTGAGGCTGGTAAAACCGAAGCGGCGAAAAGGGTACAAACAGGAAATTAACGAACAGCAGCGTCAGCAGCTCGACGCTGAGTTGAGGTCCAGAGGGTTTGAAGCGAGTGAAACAGAGGTGGATCTGCTTTTGCGTGGCGGCAGCATTCCGTCCGGGGCCGGGCTGCGTATTTTCTACCGCAACCAGCGCCTGCAGGAAGATGATAAGTGGCGGCAGTGGTATTCATGAATAGCCACAAGGGCACGCAATTACTGCAACGAGTCAGAAGTATCTCATTGAAAGCAAAAAAGCATTTTACATCCGGAAACTTCTTCTATACTGTATATATAAACAGTGGATATATATACAGTTTATTTATCCGGCAGTATCGATAGGAGGGAAGATGCAGGACTATTTTCTGGAGTCGTTGAAGCTCCAGCGCATTGATTTTTTTATCAAGCTTGTAGCGGCGAGTGAGTGTGATGACGAAGAAAAGCAGCTGGCGATTCAGTGGGTTTCTGAGTTAACGGATGAGCTGATGGCGAAGATTCGTGCTCATGAATACAACCGCTCAATGGATATTCCCGGTTAGCAGCAGGAACGTTGCTGGCGCAAGAACTGGCTTCTTACGTCAGCAAGGTTGAACAACGAGTCCAGCGAGGCGTTAGCCATGGCTAAATCCAACAGCAAATTCCAGACCGTCTATGAGGGGCAGGTGCTTGAGCGTTTCGAGCCCGGTGGATGGGTCTTGTTTCAACGCCGTTCTGAATATGGCGGTAAGTTCTGGATGGGACGAACCATGGACGATGTATTTTTGTTTGGTCCCGATCATCCGGTATCTGGAGGTGAGGCTATGAGCTTCATCATTGATTACGAGGGTGAGCAATTCAGACGGTCTTTACCCGTCGAATATACCCCACAGATACCGCTTTTCTGAGAACCGGCTGAGTGCATGTCTATGCTGCATGAGATCGCATGATCGTTTGAGGATCGTTTTCGCTGAAGCCCGCCAGAACTGGCGGGCTTTTGGTTATGTCATGCAGGTGCATGAAAACCGCTACATAAAGCGGGCAGGCGTGGCGGGGATACGAGCGCGCGCCCGGCTTGCTATTTGTTCGTTGCAACATTAGTATTCCTATGCTCTTTAGCGTTAGGGAACCATTGCGTTCTAGCCGGGCGATAAGCCAGGCTCTAATTTATTGCTCAGTTTAGGGTTGCGAAAGCGACGAATTCGTCGCTTTCGCTGTCTTTAGTGAAGAGCTCGGCCCGCGCAAGCGGGCCTCACAAGCGGAATGTTTATGGAAATTTTATCGGCTGTTAGCAAAGAACTTGGAGTAAACGTTAACGAGCTGAGGCGGTTATCGAGTGTTGCGCCTAAAAAATATAAAGTCTACACAATTCCTAAACGACAAAGTGGATTCAGGCTTATTGCTCAACCAACGAGTGAGATAAAGCGAATTCAGCGTGAGGTTGTGAAAATTTTGGCTTCCAAGCTCATCGTGCACGATGCAGCGAAAGCTTATAAAGTTTCTATAGGAATTAAGGACAATGCCAAAATCCATATGGCAAACTCCTATCTTTTAAAAATGGATTTTCAGAATTTCTTCAATAAAATTAAACCGGCTCTTTTATTTGATAAACTTCGCTCTCAAGGGGTTGTTTTGTCAGGTGAGGATAAGGAGTTTTTAGAAGGGATTCTTTTCTGGAAACCAGGAAAAAAAAGAAGTATCACTCTCGTGTTGAGCGTTGGGGCGCCATCCTCACCTTTTGTTAGTAATTTTGTAATGTATGATTTTGATAATTATATAAACAATTGGTGCTCTGTTAGGAATATTTCATATTCAAGGTATGCTGATGATATTACATTTTCTACAGATGAGAAGAATATACTTTTTGAGGTCCCGAAAGTAGTAAGGTTTGCATTATCATTATGTGCTAAAGGTATATCTTTAAATGAATCTAAAACTGTATTCACGTCTAAAGCTCATAATAGACATGTGACAGGTGTGACATTAACAGTTGATGGGGAGCTTTCGCTCGGTAGGCAAAAGAAGAGAATGATTTCTTCTCTGCTGCATAAATATACACTAGGCTTACTGGCTAAAGAGGATGTTATAAGCCTTAAGGGCTTTGTTGGACATGCTTTATATATCGAGCCTAAATTTATTGCTAGAATGAAAATTAAATATGGGAAAGAAGTAATACATGCGCTTTTTTCTGAGGAGGGGATGTGAACTCAAAGTATACTAAATCACCAAATGACATTCGTACATTATTGCAGTCTTATGTAAATAAAACTGAAGATGGTTTAGAATTCAGTAAAGAGAACATTCCTGAAGAGGTATCTTCGTTATATAAGGAAATTGAAGATGCACCATTTCTTATAAATAAAGTCGCCATCTCAGACTATAAAAGAGTCAGGGATCTTTTTGTTTCGATCGACAAAAAACTAACAGTGTTTGTTGGTGATAATGGTTACGGTAAAACCACCATTCTTGAAGCATTATTTATTGCTTTAAGTTGGTTTAGAGCAAATGTTCAAAAAGAAGATAAAAGCGGTTTTCATATAAAAGATGGTGATATTAACAATCATAATGATGTCAATTATGCTGCAATAACTGCGCAGTTTAAACTTAAAAAAATAACGTCAAATATTTTAGTTACACGTGTTAAAGATGGAGTATCACAAAAAAGAAATAATGAGTTGCTTTCTATAAAAGAGATGGCGTCATTCTTTCGTGTTGTGAATTCATATTATGAAGATGTAAGCCTTCCGGTTCTTGCATATTACTCTGTATCAAGATCTTCAAATGGTGCAGGCATAGATAATAAAAGAAATGTTAATAATTCTGTGCGTCGATGGACTAAGCTTGATGCTTATGAAGATATAGAGTTTGATCGCCGTGACTTCGGTGAGTTTTTAAATTGGTTCATATTTGTTAATAATAAGGCATTGTCTGAGGAGTCCTTGATACCAGAAAAACAAAGAGATCAACTTGTTATTGATATCTCAAAGCTTAAGGTATCTTTGGAGGTTTTGAAATCTTTCAGTGATGTTGATAGAAGAACATTAATAGATATAGAAACACAAATTGCTAATAAAGAGTTGATTCTTAATACGTTACCGTCTACACCAAATGGTTTAAGTCGTTCAAAAGATATTGTTGCTAATGTTAAAAGGGCAATAATTAATTTCCTTCCTGAAATTAGCTCTGTTGAACTTCAATATACTGAAAATGAAGTTCGTTTAGTTTTAGCAAAAGATGATTTACTATTAGATGCCCAGCAACTCTCTCAAGGGGAGAAAACTATACTTACATTAGTGGGGGATTTAACAAGACGCTTGGTGTTGCTGAATCCTAAGTTAAATAATCCACTTCAAGGGAAAGGTATAGTATTAATTGATGAAGTTGATCTTCATTTGCACCCAAGCTGGCAGCAAAACATTATTGAGAAATTGCAGCATACATTTCCTAACGTACAATTCATAATTACCACTCATAGCCCTCAAATTGTATCGACAGTTCCAAGTAAATGCTTGCGCATCCTTGAGGAAATAAAAAACCCTTCGACAGGCATGAAGGAATTACGTGTGCTTTTACCATCATCTCAAACAAAAGGTACTAAGAATTCGTACGCTTTGCTTTATGGGATGAAAACAGATCCTGTACCTAATGTAAAAGAAGTCGCATGGCTGAGCACTTATAAGAAATTTATTGAAAACAGGCAGCAGGATTCGGAGGAAGCCATAATGATAAGGAAAAAGTTAGACAAGCATTATGGAATTGATCACCCATTATTACTTGAGTGTGATGGTATAATTCGTGTATTAAAGCTAAAAGACAAAGTGCGGGGTGAGTCTGGCAATAAGGAATCTAAACAATGAAATTCCTTGCTAGAAATCCCATTGGTCCAGGTGTTTTAGCCGAGTTTGACTACAATATTCATGACTGGAATGCTTTTAAACGGCGACATAAACAATTAGTCTGGGTCGGTTTAGTTGAAATGCAAGGGAAGAGATGTGCGTATTGTGAGCGGAAAATAGATATTCACAATAGTGATGATAAGCATATCGAGCATTTTTTGCGTAGAAGCCAGCATAGGCATTTAACATTTGAATGGTCAAACTTGTTCGGCTCTTGTGCTGAAAATAATCACTGCGGTTTTTACAAAGATGAACAGAGCTATCAGGAGCAAGACCTAATCAAGGCCGATAATGATGACCCCACACATTTTTTCCATTTCGCTATTAATGGAAATATGGATATTCGTCCGGGGTTATCGCGAAACGATGAGCGAAGAGCTGAGGTTACTATAAGGGTTTTTAACCTGAATGGTGAAAAGGGCGGCGTGAAAACTGAGCGCATCAATGCAATATCAGAAACATGGTCATTGATAGAGAGATTTGTTTCTACAGCTGAAGAGTTCATCGAAGAGGGACTTTATGATGATAGTGTCCGTAACGAACTTCGAGACGAGTATTATAAAGAAATAGACCCCAGACCATTCTCTACTGCGTTGCGTGATGTTTTTGATACGATGCTTCCTTAAATTAAAGAGTCTCATTTGAGACTCTTTAATTTTACATCGAATATTCTTTAAAATTTATTATATCGTCATTTAACCATCGGTTGATTTCACAGATTCTTTGCTGTAAGGGGATTACTTCATTTCTTACAAAAACCTTACTAGCCTTTTCCACATCCCCAAACCCGCCAACATTACTCGGCATAATCCCCATCATCTGAGGCGGCACACGATGCGCCGCCATCATGTCATCCCGGCTCACGTTCTTGATATTCAAAAACTCATCCTTCGCCGCGACTTCTGACAACGGGATGATCTGAAGCCCGTCCTTTTTGCCGTTAGGCGAGTACATAAACAGGTTGCGGAAGTTACCTGGGCCTTTGGCGCTTTTCATCGCGTTGCGGAGGTTGTTCACATCCTCCTGGTTTTGTGCGGCGTCGGTCATGTACATGATGAAGCCTGCATGACTGCCGTTAATGTAATACTTCCGGCGGAACAGCGTGGCGGACTCGTTGAGCAGGGCTGACGGAATGGCAGAAAGATAACCGGGCAGGCCGTAGATCTCCTGGTTGATGTCCGGTTCCATCAGATGAAAAATGCTGCCTTTCGTGAACTGATACGGCTGGGTTGTCATACCGTATTGCACAAACCAGTAGGTATCCAGGTCTAACCCGCGTCGTGTGTATTTTGCCAGGGCAGGTTCAAAGGCGATAATTTCACCGAAGCGGTTCGTGCGTTTCTCCAGGTAGGCGTTACCAAATACCAGATAGTCCTGCACAAAACGTGAAAAAGCCTGCTGGCTGAGCAGCGGGTGAGGGATGTAGGTACTGGTCAGAATGTTGCATTTCACCGCAATTGGTGAACTGTGATGCACGGCGGCGCGGAAGGTGCGCGCCAGTCCGTCAAAGCTTACTGGCGGCTCATACCAGCGATCTGTCTGTACGCATTCCACATAGTCCAGTAATTCGCGGCGGTCCAGAACAGGAACGGGATCACCGAAGCTGAATGCTTCGGCTGAAGTTTGTTTTTTATACTGGATCTGATTCGTCGCCGCAGCGCGGTTCTTCTTACTCTTTCCCATCAAAAAATCTCCACAATATTGCTGGTATTGGCGGACTCGCCCTGCAGCGGTTCGTTAAACAGTGCGTGCATTGTTGCCCAGGCCAGATCGGCATGGCTGGCTTCTTCGCTGCGGCTGGCTTCATAGGTCGGGCGGTTGCCGCTGGCGGTGGTGGCACGGCGGATTGCCATGAATGACTGCGCAATGTCGGTGTGTCCGGCGTCAAACTCCAGACGGCGGTGGCTGATAATGTCGTAGGCCTTGAGTACCAGGGCGTTTTTAACATTGGGGTTATAGACAAACTCCCGGACGGCAGGAAAAAACGCTTTCACGTTCTCATAAACCCCGTGACCGACGCCTGTCGAGTCGATGCCGATATAGGTCACGTTGTACTGCTCGGTCAGTTTTTTGATTGCATCAGCTTGGGCGCGGAAGTCCATCCCGCGCCACTGGTGACGCTCAAGAATGCGAAACTTACCGCCTGGCACGGCTGGCGGTGCCACCACCACGCATCCGGCGCTGTCGCCGTTCTGCGTACCTTTTGCCGGGTCATAACCGATCCACACCTCGCGCCAGCCAAACGGGCGCAGGGCCAGTGCATGAAAGTCGGTCCAGACTTCCCAACTGTCCACCATGCATGCCTGCAGCTCGCTGAGCGGGAACACGGACGCGAGATCGTCCACAAACTCGCACATCAGCAGGTTCTGGTATTCGTCCGGGCTGTACTCCATGCGCAACTGGTCGAGGTCGAACAGGTTACAGCCGCCGCGCACCGCATCTTCCACGGTGACTATCTGGCGGTATTGCCCGTCTGCGCACAGCAGGCCGGGGGCCAAGTTGCTGTGGGACAGGTCGATGTCCACCTTGTCGGCTTTGTTGCGTCCACGGTTGAACAGCGCACCGGACCAGAATGGATAAGCACTGTGGGTCAGACTGGATGGCGTGGAAAAATAGGTCTGCCGCCATTTTTTGTGAATAGCCATACCGGAAGCCACTTTGCGCAGCTCCTGGAATTTCGGGATCCAGAAATATTCATCCAGATACAGGTTGCCGTGGTAACTCTGGGCCGTGCGGGCATTGGTGCCGAGGAAGTAAAGCGTGGCCCCGTTAGGAAGCACCATCGGATCGCCTTTCAGCTCCACCTCCACTTCTTTGGCAAAGTCGATGATGTACTGTTTAAAGACGTGGGCCTGAGCCTTGCTGGCAGAAAGGAAAATCTGGTTACGCCCGGTCAGCAGGGCGTCAATCAGGGCTTCACGGGCAAAGTAAAAGGTCGCGCCGATCTGGCGTGACTTCAGCAGGTTGCGGATGCGGTTGGTTTTTCCGGCTTCCCACCAGTGGCGCTGGTAGTTGAACATGGAGGAATGGAAGATTTCTTCCAGCTTCTCAATCTGTTCATCGGTGAAAACATTCTTTTCCGGCTGACGGCGCGGGCCTTTGTTGCGGTTGGCGACGTTTGGGTTTAAGTCGGCTTCGTTGCCGCCATTGTTAAACTTGCCGATCCGCGCGTGGCGTTCCGACTGGCGCGCCAGCAGGTCAATCTCTTTGAAATCTTTCCCTTCTTTGTGCTCCTTCATAATGAGCTGGCAGTAGCGTGCGGCGGTGGTGAGCTGCATCTGATCCAGCGGCCCATAGTCACCCCACTTGTCGCGTTTTTTCCAGCTGTGAACGGTTGCAACTTTCTCGCCCAGCATTTCAGCAATGCGGGCTACGCGGTATCCCTGAAAGTACAGCAGCATGGCCTGCCGACGGGGATCGAGATCTGCGGGTGTCAGTGTGGTGTTCATGGCACAAACCTACAGCCTTGAATGAAGGCTTTCCCCGCCTGCGGTTTGTGTGGTTGTCGGTACAAATACCGCGCATTGTTTCACTGCCCCCATCACCGCAACCATAAGGCCCCAGTAAGTTTTTTCTAACGGAGCACGGCTCATGACAGTGAAAGCAAAGCGTTTTCGCATCGGGGTGGAAGGTGCCACCACCGACGGACGCGAAATCCAGCGTGAATGGCTGGAACAGATGGCAGCCAGCTACAACCCGGCGGTGTATACCGCGCTGATTAACCTTGAGCACATCAAGTCTTATCTGCCGGACAGCACCTTTAACCGCTACGGCAAGGTGACGGCGCTGTTTGCTGAAGAAATCACGGAAGGTCCGCTGGCAGGCAAGATGGCATTGTATGCCGACGTTGAGCCAACGGAGTCCCTGGTGGAACTGGTGAAAAAAGGCCAGAAATTATTCACCTCTATGGAAGTCAGCCCTAAGTTCGCTGATACGGGCAAAGCCTACCTGGTTGGACTGGCCGCCACTGATGATCCCGCCAGTCTGGGTACGGAAATGCTGACATTCAGCGCCAGTGCAGCCCATAACCCGCTGGCAAACCGCAAGCAGAATCCCGCCAATCTTTTTACCGCTGCAGAGGAAACAGTGATCGAACTGGAAGAAGTCCAGGACGAAAAACCATCCCTGTTTGCCCGTGTCACGGCGCTGTTCACCAAAAAAGAGCAGTCCGATGATGCCCGGTTCTCTGATGTGCATAAGGCCGTGGAGCTGGTCGCCACTGAGCAGCAAAACCTGAGTGCGCGCACCGAAAAATCCCTGTCTGAACAGGAAGAACGCCTGTCTGAGCTGGAGACAGCCCTGCAGACACAGTTGACCGCCTTTAACGAACTGGTGGACAAGCTGAGCCATGAAGACAGCCGCCAGGACTACCGCCAGCGTGCAACAGGCGGTAACGCCCCCGCTGACACTCTGACCAATTGCTGATGGAGCACAAAACCTGATGAAGAAGAATACCCGCTTTGCTTTTAACGCTTACCTGCAGCAGCTGGCGCGTCTGAACGGTGTGGCAGTTGAAGAACTGTCCAGCAAGTTCACCGTGGAGCCGTCTGTACAGCAGACGCTGGAAGACCAGATCCAGCAGTCCGCCGCTTTCCTGACGCTGATTAACGTCACGCCAGTGACTGAGCAGTCCGGTCAGCTGCTGGGGTTGGGTGTTGGTAGCACCATTGCCGGAACCACTGACACCACCGCGAAAGAGCGTGAACCTGTCGATCCTACGCTGATGGTCGATGTGGAATACAAATGCGAGCATACCAACTTTGACACGGTGCTGACCTACGCGAAGCTGGACCTGTGGGCGAAATTTCAGGATTTCCAGGTGCGTATCCGTGACGCCATCGTGAAACGTCAGGCACTGGACCGCATCATGATCGGCTTTAACGGCGTGAAGCGTGCGAAAACCTCCAACCGTAGTGAAAACCCGCTGCTGCAGGATGTGAACAAAGGCTGGCTGCAGAAAATCCGTGAGGATGCACCGGATCACGTCATGGGCAGCACCACCACAGGCGGTGAAACCACACCGGGCGCGGTGAAAGTCGGTAAAGGTGGCGAATATGCCAACCTGGACGCCGTGGTGATGGATGCCGTCAATGAGCTTATCGACGTGGTCTACCAGGACGATGACGATCTGGTGGTGATTTGCGGTCGTGAACTGTTGTCTGACAAGTATTTCCCACTGGTCAACAAAGAGCAGGAAAACAGTGAAAAACTCGCTGCCGATATGATCATCAGTCAGAAACGCATGGGTGGCCTGCAGGCCGTGCGTGCGCCGTTCTTCCCGCCGAATGCACTGCTGATCACCCGGCTGGATAACTTGTCCATCTACTGGCAGGAAGACACCCGCCGCCGTTCAGTTATCAACAACCCGAAACGTGACCGGATTGAAAACTTTGAATCCGTTAATGAAGCCTATGTGGTTGAGGACTACCGCTGCGCCGCACTGGTGGAAAACATCCAGATTGGTGATTTCAGCGCCGCCGCAGCCGAAACCGGAGCGTAATCCATGAGCCTGAGTCCCGCACGGCAGCATCGCCTGCGCGTTCAGGCTGAACAGGCCGCCCGCGAGGGCGGCAGTGTTCGCCACGCATCGGGCTATGACCTGATGCTGCTGCAACTGGCGGAAGACCGCCGCCGTCTCAAGGGCGTTCAGTCCACGGTCAAAAAAGCGGAAATCAAGGTGGAGCTGCTGCCGAAGTACGCCGCCTGGGCAGAGGGTGTCCTGGCTGCCGGAGGCGCTCAACAGGATGACGTGCTGATGTACGTGATGCTGTGGCGCATTGATGCCGGAGATTATGCCGGGGCGCTGGAGATCGGGCGTCACGCCCTGCGTCATGGCTGGGTGATGCCGTTGGGTAACCGCAACGTGCAGACCGTGCTGGCAGAGGAAATGGCAGACGCGGCGCAGAGCGCAATGCTTGCCGCCACCGGCTTTGATGCTGATCTGTTGCTGCAGACGCTGGAGCTGACAGACGGTCTGGATATGCCGGACCAGTCACGGGCACGTCTGCATAAAGCGATTGGCGCTGTCTGGACCGACGGCATTGGTAATACGTCAGGCGTCATTCCCGGCAAAACCATTACGGAGCGACAGGCAGCAGAAGGGCTGATCTCCAACGTGCTGCGTGTCGAGCGGGCGCTGGAAAGGTGTGTGAAGCAACAGCCGCCGCAGAAGGTGTATGACGCTGCGGTGTCGTTTGCCTTCAACGTGGGAACGGGCAATGCCTGCAGTTCCACGCTGGTGAAATTACTCAATCAGCGGCGCTGGGCAGATGCGTGCCGACAGTTGCCGCGCTGGGTTTATGTGAAAGGTGTTTTTAATCAGGGGCTGGATAACAGGCCAACCGCCGCGCAGGCAAAGTTATTCAGTCAGGCCAAAACACGAGTACAGGAACTTCAGCAGACTTATAACGGCTTGTTGGGGGCGGTCCAGAGACAACGTCAGGCACTTAAAGAATCAGGGATTGATACCAGACAACTCAGTAGTGCCCAGCGAGAACTTAAAAAAAATGCTGAAGAAACAAGGCAGGCACTGGAGGGCCAGCAAAAAGCACTTAAACGTCTGGGTGAACAACAGGCACGGATGAACGCTGCCAGAGAACAATACTCAAGACGGCTTGAAGTGCGCGATCGCATCGCAGGAGCCGGAGCCACTACCACGGCTGCAGGGCTGGCAATGGGTGCGCCAGTGATGGCGGCAGTAAAAAGCTATACCAGCATGGAAGATGCCATGAAAGGTGTGGCAAAGCAGGTCAATGGTCTGCGTGACGATAATGGCAACCGCACTGCACGTTTTTATGAAATGCAGGATGCCATCAAGGCTGCCAGCGAACAGTTGCCGATGGAAAACGGTGCGGTGGACTTCGCTGCACTGGTTGAAGGTGGTGCGCGCATGAACGTCGCAAACCCTGACGACAGCTGGAAAGACCAGAAACGTGACCTGCTGGCCTTCGCCAGTACGGCAGCAAAGGCGGCAACAGCCTTTGAGCTGCCAGCGGATGAACTGTCAGAAAGTCTGGGGAAAATCGCCCAGCTCTACAAAATACCTACGGCAGCAGTAACTCGAACCAGCAGCGCGTTGTCCTGGCTGGCTGGCGCACCACTGGCACTGCTGCGACGCGGGCTTGCTTCATCGGGCAACGCAGCGGGTTTACTTACTGCGCCGTTGTCGTCTTTGCGCCGCACGGCATCACTGACGGGGAATGTCCTGAAAACTGTAGCAGGTGTGCCGGTTGCACTGTTGCGGTCTGGATTATCCGGTTTACGTGCTGTTGCTGTGATGTTTATGAATCCACTGGCAGCACTACGCGGTGGACTGGCTGCCGCAGGCGCGGTGCTGCGAGTGCTGGCATCCGGTCCGCTGGCGATGCTGCGCGTTGCTCTGTATGCCGTATCTGGTCTGTTAGGTGCTCTGCTCAGTCCGATAGGTCTTGTGGTTACTGCACTGGCAGGCGTGGCGCTGGTTGTCTGGAAATACTGGCAACCCATCACCGCATTTCTCGGTGGCGTGGTGGAAGGATTCAAAGCGGCGGCAGGTCCCATCAGTGCTGCATTCGAACCACTTAAGCCTGTGTTTCAGTGGATTGGCGACAAAGTGCAGGCGCTGTGGGGCTGGTTTACTGATCTGCTGACGCCTGTTAAGTCGACCTCTGCCGAACTGCAGAGCGCAGCGGCAATGGGGCGACGATTCGGGGAGGCACTGGCGGAAGGGCTGAATATGGTCATGCATCCGCTGGACTCCCTGAAATCCGGCGTTTCCTGGTTGCTGGAGAAACTCGGCATTGTCAGTAAAGAGGCTGCAAAGGCGAAACTGCCGGAAAGCGTGACGCGTCAGCAACCTGCGACGGTGAATGCAGACGGTAAAGTGATGATGCCATCAGGTGGTTTTCCATCATGGGGATATGGTTTTGCGGGGATGTATGACAGCGGTGGGTATATCCCGCGCGGGCAGTTTGGCATTGTCGGTGAAAACGGGCCTGAAATTGTCAACGGCCCGGCAAACGTGACCAGCCGGAGAAATACAGCTGCACTGGCTGCCGTTGTTGCCGGAATGATGGGTGTTGCTGCCGCGCCAGTAGAGCTTCCACCGTTGCACCCTTTGGCATTTCCCGCGAAAGGCGGTGAAGCGATGGTGAGTCGCGCAGCCACTGTGCCGCCCGTTCAACGGATTGAGGCACCGACGCAGATCATCATCCAGACGCAGCCAGGACAAAGTGCGCAGGATATTGCGCGGGAGGTGGCACGCCAGCTTGATGAACGTGAACGCAGGCTGAAGGCAAAAGCCAGGAGTAACTACAGCGATCAGGGGGGATACGACGCATGATGATGGTGCTGGGATTGTACGTGTTTATGCTGCGCACCGTGCCGTATCAGGAACTGCAGTATCAACGCAGCTGGCGACATGCGGCTAACAACCGGGTAAATCGACGTCCGTCCACGCAGTTTCTGGGACCGGACAACGACATGCTGACACTTTCCGGTGTTCTTATGCCGGAGATAACAGGCGGCAGGCTGTCGTTGCTGGCACTGGAACAGATGGCAGAACAGGGGAAAGCATGGCCTCTGATTGAAGGCAGCGGCACGATTTACGGCATGTATGTGATTGAGGGACTGAATCAGACTAAAACGGAGTTTTTCCGCGACGGTATGCCGCGCCGGATTGAGTTCACCCTGTCGCTCAAACGGGTGGATGAATCCCTGTCCGATATGTTCGGTGATCTCAGTTCGCAGCTGAATAATCTGCAGGACACGGCAACATCTGCATTAAGCGATATCAGTAAAACGGTGGGAGGGCTGCTGTCGTGAATTTCAGCTCTGAACTGCTTAACAAAGGCAACAAAACTCCCGCATTCAGCATCAGTATTGAGGGCAGGGATATCACCACTGTGCTGGACAACCGCCTGATGGGGCTTACGCTGACGGACAATCGGGGCTTTGAAGCGGACCAGCTTGATCTGGAGCTGGACGACGCCGATGGAAAAATCGTGCTGCCGCGCCGTGGTGCGGTCATTACGCTGGCGCTGGGCTGGAAGGGGCAGCCGCTTTTCCCGAAAGGGGCATTCACGGTGGACGAGATTGAACACACTGGCGCACCGGACCGCCTGACTATCCGGGCGCGAAGTGCTGATTTTCGGGAAACGCTGAATACCCGCCGTGAAAAATCGTGGCACAAGACCACCGTCGGGGAAGTGGTGAAGGAAATAGCCTCGCGGCACAAGCTGAAGATGGCACTGGGTAAAGACCTGTCGGATAAGCTCGTAGAGCATATAGACCAGACTAATGAGAGTGACGGCAGTTTTCTGATGCGGCTGGCGCGACAGTACGGTGCCATCGCGTCGGTGAAAAATGGCAATCTGTTATTCATCCGGCAGGGGCAGGGCAAAAGCGCCACTGGTAAACCACTGCCGGTGATCACTATCACACGCAAGGACGGCGACAGTCACCGCTTTACCCTGGCAGATCGCGGAGCCTACACGGGAGTAATTGCCAGCTGGTTGCATACCCGCGAACCCGCGAAGAAAGAAAGCACCACGGTGAAGCGTAAGCGCAGGACTAAGAAGCAGAAGAAAGAGCCGGAAGCGAAGCAGGGCGATTACCTGGTGGGTACGGATGAAAACGTGCTGGTACTTAATCGCACTTATGCCAACCGGAGCAACGCCGAACGAGCGGCGAAAATGCAGTGGGAACGCCTGCAACGCGGCGTTGCGTCATTCTCGTTACAACTGGCGGAAGGGCGGGCAGATCTCTACACGGAAATGCCTGTGAAAGTCAGTGGCTTTAAACAGCCGATAGATGATGCGGAATGGACCATTACCACCCTGACGCATTCCGTTAGCCCGGATAACGGTTTTACGACCAGTCTTGAACTTGAAGTGAGGATTGATGATTTCGAAATGGAATGATTCTTCGCAATGGAGAACTTTTAAGTTTGCAAAATGGAATAATGCGGTATCATTATTGTGAATTTAGCAAAAATGGGGAGAACTCGAAAAATGATGATTTGCCCACTGTGTGGAAGTGCCGCCCATACTCGCAGCAGTTTTCAGGTATCTTCATTGACCAAAGAGCGTTACAACCAGTGCCAGAACATTAACTGCAGCCATACTTTTGTTACCCATGAAACTTTTGTTCGTTCGATTGCAACGCCAAAAGAGTCAAATCCGGTTCAGCCGCATCCAATGAAATCAGGACAGGTGGCGCTCTCTCTTTGACGCTGCCGCCATTTTGTCGCCATCGTTAAAAAACAGTGCTTCTAACATCATGATTTTAAACAGCTTAAATTTCAGGCAACAAAAAACCCATCAACCTTGAACCGAAATGGCGGGGTTGATGGGCTCCACAAAATGGGGACATCAAAGAAAAGCAGTGGCACTAATTAAGACTGATGCCCTGCGGAAAAGTTCTGCGGTTGTGCAAAAAAATTTCATTTTCAGGGCAACTTCAGTTTTATCCTAATCCTGGCCATACCATGACGATGATTGTCCCTGCCAGCGTCAGCAGGACGTTGGCGATTGCATAGGTGCCCGCATAGCCCAGCGCCGGGATGTTACTGCGAGCTGTATCACTGATGATCTCCATTGCCGGCGCGCAGGTACGTGCGCCCATCATTGCGCCGAACAACAGCGCGCGGTTCATTCGCAATACATAAGCACCGAACAAGAAACAGATAACCACGGGCACCAGACTGACAATCAATCCGGCAATCAACATCTGACCGCCAATCGCGCCCAGGCCGTTATTAATACCGCTACCGGCGCTCAGACCAACGCCTGCCATAAACACCATCAAGCCGAACTCTTTCACCATGCTTAATGCACCCTGCGGAATGTAACCGAAGGTCGGGTGGTTAGCACGCATAAAGCCCAGCATAATTCCGGCGAATAACAACCCGGCAGCGTTCCCCATGCCGAAACTGAATGTGCTGAACTGGAAGGTGATCATCCCGATCATCAGCCCAATAACAAAGAAGGCGCAGAATGCCAGCAGGTCAGTGACCTGGCTGTGAATCGAGATAAAGCCGATGCGATCGGCGATGGTTTTTACGCGGCGGGCATCGCCGCTGACTTGTAAAACGTCACCTTTGTTAAGCACGACGTTGTCATCTATCGGCATCTCAATCTGGCTACGAATGACGCGGTTAAGGAAGCAACCGTGATCGGTCAACTTCAGTTGTGCGAGACGTTTACCTACAGCGTTATGGTTTTTAACGACCACTTCTTCAGTGACGATACGCATGTCGAGAAGGTCACGATCGAAAACTTCTTTACCGTTACGGAAGCTGGGATCGAGTCGGGCATGGGCGTCGGGATAGCCTACCAACGCTATTTCATCGCCCATTTGTAGCACGGCATCACCGTCTGGATTTGCCAGAATCCCGTTACGTCGAATACGTTCAATGTAGCAGCCGGTTTGTCGATAAATACCCAGTTCACGCAGATTTTTGCCGTCGGTCCAGGCCACCAGTTCCGGGCCGACGCGATAGGCGCGGATCACCGGTAAATAAACCTTACGGTTGGCATCAGTGTCCAGGCCACGTTCGCGGGCGATTTGCTGGGCGCTGGTCTGTAAGTCCTGATGCTGCAATTTCGGCAAGTAACGCGCACCAACAATCAAACTCACCAGACCGATTAAATAGGTTAAGGCATACCCGAGGCTCAGATTATCCAGTGCCAGTGAGAGCTGCCTGCTTTCCATGCCGGAATGACGCAGTGTATCGCCAGCACCGACCAGAACCGGTGTCGACGTCATAGAGCCTGCTAACATACCGGCCGTCAGGCCAATATCCCAGCCAAACAGCTTACCTAACCCTAAGGCGATCACCAGCGCACTGCCAACCATCACCAGTGCTAACATTAGGTAATTTTTCCCATCGCGAAAAAAAATGGAAAAAAAGTTCGGTCCGGCTTCGACCCCGACGCAGAAAATAAACAGCATAAAGCCAAGATTAAGCGCATCGGTGTTAATGCTGAAATGTTGTTGGCCTAATAACAGCGATACGACTAAAACGCCAATGGAATTACCCAGTTGGATCGAACCAAGTCGTAACTTTCCGAGACATAGCCCAAGCGCGAGGACCACAAATAATAACAGAATGTAATTCCCATTTAACAATTCGGCGACGTTTATATTCACGGAGGCTAACTTCTTGTTTACTAGTAAGCTGTTGAAAGAAATGGTAATTTACGATAATGTTTTTTACCAGAATTCAGGGCGCAGATTCATTCAGCGCACCTAAACGATAGTAAAGTAACAATATATTTTACTAGTGTAATCACATTAGGTATCAACGGCTATATGAATTGCGTTGGCCTATATTAGCATGGAATGCGAAGCGGCTTTATCTTACTGAACGCCACACTGGCGAAAAATGTGTTCGATAGACGCAGTGTCAGGAGGAACGAGTGAAACATAAACAACGTTGGGCGGGGGCAATCTGCTGTTTTGTCCTCTTCATTGTGGTGTGCCTTTTTCTGGCGACGCACATGAAAGGCGCTTTTCGGGCTGCCGGGCATCCTGAAATCGGCTTGCTATTTTTCATTCTTCCTGGAGCAGTCGCCAGCTTCTTTTCACAGCGTAGAGAAGTCCTGAAACCTCTGTTTGGCGCAATGCTGGCGGCACCCTGTTCGATGCTCATTATGCGGCTGTTTTTTTCACCGACGCGCTCATTCTGGCAAGAGCTGGCATGGTTACTAAGCGCGGTGTTCTGGTGTGCGCTGGGGGCACTGTGTTTCTTATTTATCAGTAGTTTGTTTAAACCACAGCACAGAAAAAATCAGTAAAGCCCTCAACGCGAGGGCTTGTCAGACGATCAGGCGTCCAGATTTTCTTTCACCCATGCAGCAAAATCGGTATAGCCGCCGATATGTTGCTGATCGACAAAAATCTGCGGCACGGTTTCTACGGGTTTACCTGCCTTTTGTTGTAGATCTTCTTTAGTGATCCCTTCCGCACGAATATCTACATACTGATACTGAAAATCATCGCGTTCATTGCTCAATTTCTCAGCCAGATCTTTTGCACGCACACAGTAAGGGCAACCCGAACGACCAAAAATAACGGTTTGCAT